AGTGGCTGCCAGTGGCACTGCCAGCAGCAGTACCACAACTGGTGCCTTGGTTGTTGGTGGTACTGGTGGGCTAGGTGTAGGTGGCAGTGCCTACGTTGGTGGAACAGTATTTGCTGCCAACTCCGCAATTGGATTCTTCTCAAGTGTTAATAATACCCCAATTGGAACACTAACTCCCAGCACCGCGGCATTTACTACTGCAACCACTTCTGGTACTTTTACTGCAAGTGGCAACATAGTGGCTGCCAGCAGCACTGCCAGTACAAACACAACCTCTGGTGCCTTGGTTGTCGGTGGCGGATTGGGCGTTAGTGGTGCAGTTAATACCGGATCCACAATTACCGCAGGTGGCAACATAGTGGCTGCCAGTGGTACTGCTAGCACAAACACAACTTCTGGTGCATTGGTGGTCGGTGGTACTGGTGGACTAGGAGTAGGCGGACAAATTTATGCTGGCGGTATACAAAATACTCCAATTGGTGCCACAACTGCTTCAACCGGTGCATTTACTACCTTGACAAGTTCGGGTACTTCTATACATTATGGTAACATAGTGGCTGCCAGTGGCACTACCAGCACTAGCAATGTAACCGGTGCCATGGTGGTCACTGGTGGTCTGGGTGTTAGCGGAAACATCAACGTTGGTGGACCAACTGCATATCACAACATCACAGGTAATTTGTTGCTGGGTTACGGATCGGTGCCTAGTTCAGATGTGACCACACTGGAAGTCAATCAGAATAGTGCAACACCAGTATATTCAACTTCGGTAGTACACGTGAGTGCTGCAACCGGATCTCTTGGCAAGGTCACGCTAGATTCGTTTGGATCTCAATCGTATTTTCTTGCTCGACGTGCTGACGGCACAGCTGCTGCACCAAGTGCAGTACAAGCCGGTGAATCTTTAGGAGGATTTGCTGCACGCGGATACGGTGCAACCGGATACTATATTGGTACTTTTGGTACTGGCATGTTGGCCAGCGCCGCACAAAACTTTACAGACACTGCGCAAGGTACACAACTAGGATTTTACACTGTTCCCAATAACAGCAATAACGCAGTTCTTGCAATGACCATTTCCAATCTTGGAAATGTGATAATAACATCAACTGCGGGAAGTTCGGGAATTGGCCAAGGTGCATTGATTGTTAATGGTGCCGTAAGCGTACAACAAAGCATATATGCTACTTCAATGTATCAAGGTGTAAATCAAGTCTTGTCAACTTCAAGTGGCACCGGTAACCTAACAATTAGCGGTAATTCAGTCTCATTGACCACATACGGTCCTGGTGCAACAACAGCGGGTAGTAGCACTTCTATACCAGTTATCAGTATTGACGCATACGGACGTGTTTCTGGACTAACATCTAGTTCAATTAGCACATCGTTTACTGTGAGTGGTACTAGCGGTACTACCAGCGTTGGTGCTGGTAGTACGTTAAATCTAGCCGGCACTTATGGTGTTACTGTTGCAGTTGGAACCGAATATGCCAACATTGCAACCCCACAAGACTTACGCACAACTGCTGCACCAATATTCAGTGGTGTAACAAGTTCTGGTAATATTGTAGCAAATTCAGCAACCACAAGCACAAGCACTTCAACTGGGGCCATAGTGGTGTCCGGCGCAGGCGGTGTTGGTATTGGTGGCAATTTGTATGTGGGCGGAACTGGAATATTTGGATCAAGCATTAACTATACCCCAGCTAACGCACCAATTCAAGTGGGCTACAGCATAAACAACTACTCACAGTTTACCATACAAAACGCCAACTCAGGAAACAACGCCAGTACAGATATTGCCGCAGTGGCCAACAATGGTAGCGACAACGATACTTACGTTGACATGGGTATTGTGAGTTCAGGTTATAGCCAAGCCGCATACAACCTATACAACCCCAACGACGGTTACATAATTGTTGCTGGTAACACCACAACTGGTGGCGGTAACTTGATATTGAACACATATCAAGCCAACGATATCATATTTGCCACAGGCGGCACAACTACCAAATTTGAAGTTGCTAGAATAACACACGGCAACGTATTAGTTGTCAAGAGCACAAACAATGCAAGTCCTGCGGCCAATATTGGTGCATTTAACGTTTGGGGCGGTGCAAGCATAACCGGCAACACATACCATGGTGGTGCTACTGTATTCAATGGTAGTCAAACTGCTGGCAACGACATGATTCTTAAGGGTGCTAACGATAACACATTATTGTGGGCACGTCCAAACTCAACTTATGACAGTGTAATTATTGGTAACTCGGCAACTGCAACTACTGCGGTAACTGGAGCCAAATTGATTGTTAACACCACAGACAGTATTTTGTTACCGGTTGGTACAGCAAGTCAGCGTCCAACAGCAGTCACCGGTATGTTGCGTTTCAATACCACAAGTTCTGCACTTGAATGGTACAATGGTACAGCATGGGCTAGTGCAAGTACCAGTTTTACTGTAATTCAAGATCAACAGTTTGTTGGAACTGGAAGCCAAACAATATTTACATTGAACAGCAGTCAGACCACTGCAAGTTGTATTGTCAGCGTTAACGGTATTGTTCAAATACCAACAACATCATACACAGTTTCGGGAACAACTCTAACATTTAATGAAGCACCGTTGACCACAGACGTAATTGATGTACGTATGTTGACCACAACACAAACAGTTACTCAACTGTACGACACCAGTGGATACAACACCGTTAACGCAATTACTGGAACTGGTATTACATTTACAACTGGTACTAGCAGTTTAACTACTCAATACACTATTACCACAACAGGTGCAATTGCAAGCAGTTTATCAAATGTAACCATTGCAAGCGCAAGTACACCAACCACAGTTGACAGTTTCTACGCCAACACTTACAGCAGTGCCGAGTATTTGTTAACCAGCACACTGGGATACACAAAAGAAGTTACCAAAGCATTGGTGGTATCAAACGGATCAGTTGCAAATATTGCAGTATACGGTACACTAAACACTTCTGGCAATACTCTAACAACTTGGAATGCGGTAATGAGCGGAAATGTGGTACAATTGCAAGGTACTACAACAAATGCAAGTACAATAATTAGAATGACTAAAATTTATAACGCAGTCTAATTGGTAATTAGGGTAGATGGGCTACCCTAATTACATAATCCTTATCGGGGAACATGGAACCGAGGAAAAAGAGAAAAAATGGCAAATAACAATTTCGTAGTCCAAAACGGACTCACAGTAGGAACAACAACAATATTCGCTGGTAATGGCGATATAGTGGCCACAGGTAATATCACATCAACTGGCTCTGCGCCAGCATCATTTACCAGTATTAATAACACACCAATTGGCAACGTAACCCCCAGCACCGCGGCATTTACCACAGTCACAATGTCATCGGCTGGATCAATCGTACCCAGCGCCAATTTGGCAGTGAATTTGGGATCTCCGACGGCATATTTTGGAACTATCTATGCCGGACAACACACAGCAAATACAGTAACTGCAACTTCGTTGGGTGGGACTCTAACCACTGCAGGCCAACCAAATGTGACAACACTAGCCGGTTTAACCAGTATTGGTACCAGCGGTGTTACTACAACTGCTGCCGGCAACTTTACAATTACAGGTTGTTTAACAGTTAATGGCACTACTACTACAATTAATAATACCACGATTGAGACAACAGAGTACGTTACCACTATCAACGCCACCAACGTGTATGCTGGCACAATTGGTAACAGTGGTGCGGTACTATACGGTACACTAAACAGTTCTAGTGCAAGTCAACCAAATATTACAACGTTAGGTGGTGTTACAAGTATTGGTGCAAGCGGTAGTACAACATTAACGGGTACACTACAAACTGCAAGTCAACCAAATATTACAACGTTAGGTGGTGTTACAAGTATTGGTGCAAGCGGTAGTACAACATTAACAGGTATACTACAAACAGCTGCACAAACAAATATAACATCAGTTGGAACATTAACTGGATTGACAGTATCAGGAGCGATAGTACCAAATAGTAACGTAACCGTTAATCTTGGATCGACCTCGGCTTGGTGGAACACCATATACGGTACTGCAATACATGCGCAATACGCTGACTTGGCAGAAAATTATCAAGGCGACCGTCAGTACAATCCAGGAACTGTGCTGATGTTTGGTGGTGCAAATGAAGTCACAGTAGCCGATGCTGATACAACACGAGTGGCTGGGGTAGTGTCTACAAACCCTGCACACTTGATGAATGGAGCCCTATCCGGACCCAACGTGGTTGCTCTGGCACTAACTGGGCGTGTTCCTTGTATGGTAATCGGACCAGTTGCCAAAGGAGACATGATGGTATCTGCCGGATTCGGGTATGCCAAAGTAAACAATGCTCCACAATGTGGGCAAGTGATTGGTAAAGCATTGGAAGATTTCCCAATCCTGGCCAAAGGTGTTATTGAAGTGGTTGTGGGCAGATTCTAATAAAATGGTCCGACGATCTGGAAAGGGCTTGGGCCCTTTCGCCTTTTTGCGATAAATATAACAATAAAACGGATGTAACTGATGGCACTGACTCGCCCCAATTTAGAAAACATATTAACAAATGTAGCAATTTTTACGGATTCCATGACCGTTTTGCACGGGGGCGCAACTCAAGCCAACGTTGATGTTGGATTCGTGATGAATCGTGCAAACGGATTAGTTAACAATGCAGCCTTTTACTGGAGCGAAAGTCTACAAAGTTTTGTGGTTGCATTGACTGCAAATGCCGGAGTAACTGCCAGCAATATCAGCCCTACAAGTTATGCCAATCTAACTGCTTCGCAACTTTCTGCAGCCTCGGTGACTGCAACCACAATTGTGGGAACCAGTTTTCAATATCCAAACGGGCAAACTGTGGGATCAGGCAGCGCACTAAATTTAAATATCTACCTAAATAAAACTACTGCAACCAACGTGGGCAATACCTTGATTGACACAGTGTCCACAAGCGGTAACAGTGCAGTGCGTTGGACTTTGAGTGCAGTTGATAATGTGTACTCAAATTTTAAAATGAGCACAATAGATGCAACTGCAATAGGATCTACAGCGTACTACACCGAATATGCAGTGTTGCAAAACAACACCAATGCAACAGTTGCTACATTTACCAGCAACGTTTACAATGGATTTATGAGTTTGTGGGCAGTGGGTGGTAGTGCAAACGTATACGTATCAGTGGAACGAGAATCGATTGGGTATGGTATGACCACTGGATTCTTAAACAGTGTGGGACCAGTGGGCGCAACTGGTGCTACCGGACCTGCAGGAACTGTAGCAAATACCACAAGTTGGATAGTGACCACAAACTTGACTGCCGCAACCAGCACTGTAACCGGAGCGTTGCAGGTTGCAGGCGGCGCTGGTATTGGTGGAAATGTTTGGGTTGGTGGCACCATAAACGGTAATGCTGCAGTCGGCGCCGCCTATTCAAATGCAGTGGGTTATATTGGACTACCTCAAAATGCGCAGTCCAGTAACTACACACTGGCATTGACTGATCAAGGCGAACAAATTTATCTAAGTTCCACTGCCAACGTAACCATACCAGCCAATACTTCAGTACCGTTCCCGGTTGGAGCAACAATCAACATAATCACCAGCGGAACTGCAACTGCCAACATATTAACATCTGACAACTTGTATCTAGCCGGTATTGGTACCACTGGCACCAGAACCCTATCAACTTATGCAATGGCCACATTGGTCAAGGTTGGTACTACTTCTTGGTACATTGGCGGAACCGGAGTCAGTTAATGGTTGCCAGTGTATCGCGACCCACTGGCATTGTAAAGAACGGATTGATATTAAATCTAGATGCCAGCAACAGTTCAAGTTATTCCGGAACTGGCACAACCTGGACTGATTTGACTGGTCGTGCCAACGGTACTATTGTAGGCGCAGTGACCTGGGTCGGCAACGGAAATCAAAGTTACTTTAAATGGACTACTGTAGGATCAGGAAATTACGTCAGTAGTTCAGTTACGCAAAAGTATCTACACTTTACTATAGTATTTTATCCAGACTTTACATTAAACAATAGTGCCAATTTGGTGGGTTTGTTGGGCGTCAGCAATGATTCAACTAGCGCAGATACTAGTTTAAGATTTGGTGGTGCAAATGGTACAGGGCCATGGACCGTAAACAATCCCGACAATACCGATGGATATGCAAGCACGGCAATTTCATATTATGTAAACAATCAAGTCTATACCGGATCGGGTAACATATTGTCAGGATGGAACATACTGTCGGCATATCGAAGCAATCAAACCAAATTCGCCTGGGGCGATTCGGGATCGGGATTTGCTTATTATTTGGGCACAGAAGGATACAGTACAGTTAGAGATTTTCAAGGAAGAATTGCCTTGGTATTGGGATACAATCGACAACTTACCGCCGCAGAAAGTTTACAAAACTATACCGCGCTTAGAACCAGGTTTGGTGTATAAATATTAAATAACAGGAACAACTATGCAACAACTTAAACGACTTTACCGCAACAACTACGCTGGTGAAAATATTATTAGCCAACTCACTTTGTCGGGCGGAGAATGGAATCCCACAACAGAATATGTACCAAACAGTGTAACCAATACACACACAACCAGTCAAGCAGTTGCAGTTGGTAACGGCGAAAGCAGATTGGGATTCAATCTAGCACTTATTCAACATCATCACGCTGGTATGTATGGGGCTGACTCATTGCAAAGTTATGCCTGCAATGCAGCCTATAGAGACTTTACTCCAGATTTTTTAATTGCCACTGGTGATGACATTGTGGAAGAAATTGCCAATTCAGGCTATTGCGAAAACAATATTGTGTACACTTCTGCGGATAAATTATTAAAATATCCCAACAAGTTTTATTTGATTCCGCAAAACATACAAAATGACGCTGGATCAATTGCGACCTATATGGCCTGCTTTGATGGACACAAAAAAGTATTTTTACTTGGCTACGATCATTATGACATGACAGGGCCGTACAACAACGTTTATAAAAACACCAACGGGTATTTAACAGATACTGATACTGACAATGGTGAATATTTTGTTAAATGTCTAAGACAAGTAATAGAAACTTATTCTGATGTTGACTTTGTTCGGGTAACACCCACCAACAGCTATTGGCTACACTCACGCCTAGAACCATTACTTAATCTAAGACAAATCAGTTATAATGATTTTGCGATTGAAGCAGATTTGGGTGTTATATCTGTTGCTTAATTGAGTATACTTTCTAGAGTCTTAATTTTCTTTTTAACTATTTCAAAATTAAAACTGCGCCACAATCCAGGATGCAAGGGTTTTGGCGTATCTCGCAATTCGACCCAACAATAGCCGCGATGCTCGTCGTTCAATACCGGAACAAACTCTTCATCAACTGTGACCAAAAAAGTATAGTAAACAAATTTTTCGTTGTCGGCAGTGAATGTTTCTAGTGGTATAAATTTTTTAGCGGCAAAGTCTTGCCCTATTTCTTCGGCAATTTCTCTAACCAAAGCCTGTATCACTGTTTCGCCCGCATCAATTTTTCCACCAGCAATGCCCCACACACCCTGTTGACGTGATTTATCGCGAAGTAAAAAAAGATATCGATTGGTTTTTTTGGAGTAAATTAGCGCACCTACCCCTTCGGTGTGCCGATCAGTCATTATAGAACCAGACTCCATTCTCCAGCAGCGTATAAACCCTCATAGGCTTTGACCCAGCTGGTGCCATTCCATTGATATTGCACAGTTGTGTTGAGATTGGTAACATATTCAGGAGCGGGATTTTGGTTACTGTCAAAACTCACAGTCCAGTAACTGCCATTCCATTCAATGATATCGTTTGCTGCCGCGATCAAATTGGAACCCACTGCACCGGCCCAGGCCACCGCACTTGGAGTATTAGCATCACCAATGGGATTTAATATCAGATATCTTGTGCCCACTGATGGTGTAAATATATTGACGTTGACAAGATTGACATTTTGTGGATCAATTATGGCAGTAACTGCTGGCAATGTATTGACTGGCAATGTACTTGATATAGGAGTAAACAGCAAACTGGTAGAATCGGTGGGATCGTACGCAACAGTACCCACAATTTCGTGCGCACCATCACTTAATTCAAAATTCAATCTAACTTGACTGATACCGTTTTGCAATTCGCCGTACAAGTTTACCAGTCCGCTCCACTTGACTGGAGTACCAGTGACCTGACCATTTGTGTCATTGACTCCGGCAGCATACAGTTTTAACGAATTGCCCATGTACACAACTTCATATCCAAGCGGAGTGAATCTCTGTTGGCTTACAAGCCCCTCCAGTGTGGTCACAAAGTCTGAATTTAAATCTCCGGTCTCGCTGTATATGCTGGCAATAATGCTGGCAACAACTCCCATCTTTTTAACTTTACTGGGCAAGTTGAGCCAAATTGGCATTTCAAAATCCAATGTGGCAATATCTATTGCTGCATCATCTGTGGTGGCTGGTACACTGCGACTGCTATATGCTACTCCGGTTAAAAATACTGCGCTTAAACTGCTCCAATCAATGAAGTTATCTGAGTTCTGTATTTCTATTGCCGGATTGAACAACGGCAACAACTGTTCAATCAATTGATGCTTTTGATCAGTATTGCTGGTCCAGATATCCACTTTCATTTGCAATTTATACGGCGCTGGCATCAAACGTTCTACAGTATAAATTCCATCTTGTGTACCAGTATAGGTTTGTGTGGCAGTGTTGTACACCTGTTCACGCACTGAAATTTTACCTTCAAAATAGGGATTTAATACTCGATCTCGATCGTACTCTAATCCAGTTATATAAGTGGCCATTGCAGGTACAGCATTTAAAGAGTTTTCACTGTTGTTACGCAGTATCATTGCGGCCTGTCGACTCTGATCACCGTAGTAAATAGGAACAGTTTGTAGTGTGACATTGCCACCCGAATCTTGACCAAATTCGACTTGAAAGTTGGATAACAGTCTTATAAACTGTATTACAAATCTACGGATCTGTGCGTCATATGAAAATTGTACTGGCATATTGATTATTTGTTGTCACTGTTGTCGGCCCGCGGAGTTAGAGCAATGCTGAGATTTTGTCTTTCGTTCCAAACTGTGCCTTGACTGTCAGTGTATGTGTTAGTGTTATTTACATAACTATTGCGTACAGTTTGATTATTTGCAGCACCCGGGGTAATATTGGTACGTACTGCATCTTCAATTTTGCGCCAAAATCTTCCATCAAATCTAAATAGCCTATTGGGCAAATAGTCCAGTCTAAGAAAGTAGTCGCCTTCGTTGGGATTGGTTGGGAACGCAATACCAGCACTGGTGGTCAGCTGATTTGGAGCACGACCATCCCCGGTTAAATAGCCTTGTATTTTATAATCAGGACTGGTAACTCCACTATCGGCAGTGGGATCAAGTTGATCGGCAGTGATTGAGTTGTTGTCGCTGGTTATGGGGTTGCCTACCGGGTTGCCTGCGGGGTCGGTAGCAACTGTGTACACGGTGCTGGTATTGTACCCACTAAGTGGTACATCAAACTCACTTTGTGCAACAATGGTTTCGTTGAGATTCAAGTAAGTTTGATAGGTACTCAAAATGTTGCCCACTGGAGTTGTTGTGTTGGGGCCGGCCACAACATTATTAAGAATATCTTTGTATTCTTGACTGTCCACCATGGGATTGAGTTTGACTCGCCACAAGTGCGGCCACCAAGTTGGTGAAAATCCTTCACCACCAAAACTGGCGTCACTGACCACATAATATCTTTTTAACGCTGCCGGCAAATCGGTGTTTAATGCGTCATAATCTTTCAAGTGTTCTAGTTCCAACACATCCCCTGCGATCAGTTTACGTCCGATTAGATCTACCATGTCACGCAAATGAAAGGTCATGAAGATCGTGCCGGTTTGTAAAAACAAACCAAATTGGCTTAGATCAAAATCTTGATCGGCACGTTGATAGTGACCGCGCATTTTATACACAGTGGTTTCGTATTTTCTATCTCGATTCTCGGTCCATAATAAATCTTGTATGTTTGAGACACTTTGATTTGTGTAAGCCGGCTGAGTAGCATCCGCACTAAATCCTATCTGCGTTCCGCTCGGTATCGCAACAGTGGTCGGTAAATTCAAAGTTATGCTGTTTGATGAAACGGTGCTGACTGTGGCGTTGGTGGGAATTCCGGTGCCGTAAACAAAATTGCCCACTTGCACATTGCCCACGGTGGCAAAATTCAATTGAATATCAGGCCCGGTCTGAGCGGACGAGGTGTTTAAATACATGCCTTGTGGATTTGTGCCTAGATATTTGTTCAGCAGTACTCCAGTACCACCAATAGTGAACATTTCGGAAATGCGACGGTCAAAGAACTTGTAATCATTCGAGTGCTTGCCATCTTGCCATAAACTTAAACGGGCCATTTTGAGTCCTTATTAGCATATTTATCGCATTTGACTGGGAATGGGAAAGGTGTTATAATAAGTAATATTATGAGTCACAGCCCAGAATTACACCAAAGATTGACTGATGCAAATCCGGTAGTTCAACGACTGGGCAATACACAGTTACATTTGATGTACCAAAATTGTGTGGGTCTGTGGGCCCGATTGGACAGTGAATTTGTGGAATGTAGACGTAAACGAAAGTTTACAGCAAAATACGAAGAACTTGCCAAAAAATTGGAAGAAGCACTTGTTGTATTAGAGCAACAGTTGATCTTAGGCAGTTTGCTGAAAATATAGTATAATAGAATTTTAAGGAGTTGTTATGGCCACGGTTGCAGGCATTAAAATCAAAACCAAACAAACCAAAGTCCGTAATCCCGCTTTTCACGACGAAAAATACACCGGGGGCGAACCTGATTGGAGCGAGGACGACGTCAATTTGAGCGATGCTGATTTTGACCATAAACTTCGTCAAAGTTTCTATTACTACAATTACTACTACAGTCAAAAAGATGCACGCAAGAACGTGATCGAGTGGTTGAAACTGAGACCCAAAGAATACACCAAAGAACAAGTTAGAGCATTTGAGCGTACTTCGGATAAAAGTATTCCAATGACTGCCTGCAGTTTGATCATGGCCAACGTTCGTGCCAATATGCCGCTCAAATCGCGACACCTTGAGTTTTTAAGCGAATGTATCCTAGATGCCATATCCAAAGCCGATCCCGAACCTGTTGAAGTCGCCACAGTAGAAGATAAACCAGTGTACAAGGCACCAACCATACAAGATCGACTGAACGAAAAGACCAGCGAAATCATTGGCGAACTAGAAGGGCACTACGATGATGCGGTTCGAAATGTCAAAACTAATTTTAAGCCATATGATTTTTTAGTTGCCAACAATGTGGTACAAAGTCAAATTGCCAAGTACGAAGAACTTTATGCCAATCGTGCCAGCGAACTAGAACTTGCACGTGGACGAACCGAAGAACAACTGGTAGAAGGATATAAACACTACAAGGCCGCAGACTTTAAAAGAATAATTGGTTGGATTGATGATTTACTAGCGGCACTGGAACAGTACAAATCTGTGAAAAAGGCCAGTAAAAAAGCCCGAGTTAAAAAAGCGCCCAGTAAAGAAAAACTCATTGCCAAACTCAAATACGCCAAGACCGATCCCGTTCTTAAAATTGTGTCAATCAATCCCGCAGAAATTGTTGGGGCCAGCGAAGTTTGGGTGTTTAACATTAAAACTCGAAAACTGGGCCGATACGTTGCTGGCAGTTATCAAACCCTAAGCGTCAAAGGTACCAGCATTGTCAACTTTGACGAACAAAAGTCGGTCAGCAAAACACTAAGAAAACCCGAAGTCGCTCTCAAAGAGTTTGCCAAGGCCGGCAAAGTGCAGTTGCGTAAGTTCTTGGATGATATCAAGGCCACAGAAACCAAAATGAACGGACGCATAAATCCTGATGTGGTGCTACTAAAGGCAGTATAAATACTCTATAACGGAGTATTTTTATGACCAATGGTCTACACCCAAATGACAACCCAGTAGTACAAGAAACTGGATTTGATGCCAACAACAACGTAATTTCTTCCAGCCTGTTCAGTGCAAACACAGGTTCTGGTGCCGGCACAATTGCTTTCCCTGGCAATCCTGATGTAAGTTTTCCCGGAGTCACTGATCCCAATTGGGATATTGGTAATACCACTGACAGCATGCGTGCTGCCATCAAAGACTATATTCGTCTAAGATTAGCAGATGGCATTGTGGACGTGGAACTGGAAAATGAACACTACGAAATGGCCATCAATCAGGCCTTGATCAAGTATAGACAACGAGCACAAAATTCAACAGAAGAAAGCTATGCACACCTGGTGCTACTACCTGAAACACAAGAATACATACTGCCCAAAGAAATTATGGGAGTTCGTCAGATATTTAGACGTGGTATTGGATCAGTAACAGGAACCACCGCCAGTCAATTTGAACCGTTCTCATCTGGTTATCTAAACACTTATATGTTGGTTGCAGGACGTGTAGGTGGATTGACCAACTATGAATTGTTTGTGGACTATCAAAAGTTGGCCATGATGATGTTTGGTGGCTATATGAATTTCACATTCAATCCGGTTACCAAGAAATTAACTGTGGTACGCAAGATGCCGTGGCAAGGCGCCAATCCCGATCTAACACAACAAGAATCGGTTCTGCTCTGGATCTTTAATCAAAAGCCTGATCAAATGATATTCAATGATGCACAGGCATTTCCCTGGATACAGGAATATGCCTACAGTTTCTCTAAACGTATCCTAGGCGAAGCACGCGAAAAGTTCAGCCAAATTGTTGGCCCCGGTGGAGGAACTACCTTAAACGGTGCATCGTTAAAATCCGAAGCCAAAGAAGAAATGGATAAATTGGAAGAAGATCTAAAGATGTTTGTGGACGGAAGCCAACCATTAACTTGGGTACAAGGCTAGTTGACAACACTGTTGATTTATGTAATAATGCTCCTATACGGAGCATTTTCATGATTATAGGTGTATGTGGTTTTATCGGGTCCGGCAAGGACACTGTGGCAGATTATTTGGTTAACTTTCACGGATTCAAACGAGACAGTTTTGCCAGCACGTTAAAAGATGCTGTTTCGAACATATTTGGTTGGGATCGAGAACTGCTGGAAGGCAGAACCAAGGAAAGTCGCGAATGGCGCGAACAACCAGATCCTTGGTGGAGTCAGCGACTAGGTCGAGACATTACCCCTAGATGGGTACTGCAATACTGGGGCACTGAAGTCTGTAGAATCGGATTCCATGATGATATTTGGATAGCCAGTTTGGAAAACAAATTGCGTAATTCCAAGGACAACATTGTCGTCAGTGATTGTAGATTTCCCAACGAAATCAAAAGTATCAAATCCACTGGTGGCAAGGTGATTTGGGTTCAACGTGGCGAGTTACCTGAATGGTACAGTTGTGCCCTACTTGATAACAAATCAAACGGACGACACAGTCAGCCCAATAAAGAAAAAAAGCAAATTGGTATGCGCTATCAATACCCCAACGTTCACGCCAGCGAGTATTCGTGGATTGGAACCGAATTTGATGCCGAAATTGACAACAATGGCAGTGTTGACGATTTATATCGACAAATTAAAAATCTGGTACAATCTTAGCCGGCCGCCAACCCAAACGACTAGTAAACAATTCCTGCTGACAATTAAGGCACACAGTTTTTAAATTGTGCCAGTTGTTGTTTTTTAAATTGCCATCAACGTGATATACCACACTTTGATTTGACAACTTTAATTTAAAACCACAGACTTCGCACTGTGGTTTTTTCGTATAGCCCGATCGCCTCCATGCCGGAGCCTCGGGTTTTAATTTTGCTCGTTTTCTAATACAGGCAGCACACAGACTTCTATAGTGGGTTACTTGGTCACGGATGTAATTTACAGCCACCGGATTGGTTCTACATTCTGGGCAGAGTTTTCGTTGTTTCATAGTGTATTTATAAGCTAAACCTTTAAAAGGCACCTGCTAACTAACCAAAAATACCACCATTCCGATAAATAACTTTAACTATGCATTATAAAGGAATTTAACATGGCACTAGTATCACCAGGAATATCAATTACTGTTAGCGATCAAAGTCAATACGTAAACAGTAATGTGGGCTCAGTTCCACTAGTTTTATTAGCAACTGCTGAAAATAAAACTTATAATGGCGCAACTGCCACAGGAACCACCGCAGCCAACGCCGGACAACTACTATCATTCAGTAGCCAACGCGACTTAATAACACAGATGGGAACACCAACATTCCAGTTGAGTGCAGCCGGTACACCAGTTAACGGCAGCGAAATTAACGAATACGGATTGATGGCAGCCTATTCGGCATTGGGATTGAGCAATCAATTGTATGCAATTCGTGCCGACGTTGATTTAAATCAATTGACCGGTACCAGTGTGCGTCCATTTGGTGCACCAGCAAACAATACCTATTGGTTAGACCTAGTGAATACCACATGGGGTATCCAACAGTTGAATTCTGCAACCAATGCTTTTACAAATCAAACACCGTTATTGATCACTAGCGAAAGCCAAGTCAGTGGAACACCGGCAGTGCCGTTAGCATCTATAGGACAAATTGGCCAATACGCATTGGTATTTGTCAACAGTTCGGGTACAGGAACTGCCGGAGTTGCAGATCCGATTCGTTTATTCTACAAAGTTGGTGCTACAACTACTTCGGGTAGTGGATACACCAGCTACAACAACACATGGGTGCAAGTGGGTTCTGCAAACTGGCAAGCCAGTTTGCCAGTTGCTACTGGAAATGCAACACCCACATTTACAGTATCAACCACATATACTTTAAGTATCAATAATACAACAGTAACTTATACACCAAGCGGTAGCCCGGGTACAGTTGCTGGACTTGCAGCCGCAATTAATTCGGCAGCTATTGCTGGAATTTATGCAAACGCAACCAGCGCAGGTTACTTGCAATTGTTTGTAACCAGTGCAGCCACAGGCTATAGTGGTTCTGGTGTAGGAACTGCGGTAGTGGTTGATGGTACAAATACCCCATTGAACAAATGCGGTATCACTGCACAAACTTACAACTGCCCGATTTTATTATACGGAAATTATGCAGTCAGCCCCACAAACGGTTGGTTCAGCACAGTACCCAGCGGTGGCACATTTACTGGATATCCAAGCGGGTCAATTTGGTGGCAGACTGGCGCAATTGGCGGTGGTATGAATCTGGTATTAAAACAATACAGTTCTGCAACCAGCACATTTGTGCCTTTGACAGTTCCTGCATATGGCCCACTAAGTGGCAGCACTGGCGGACTAATGTCAGCAACTTATGGACTAGATCCATTGGGTGGCGGAACAAATATTGCAGTGGGTCAAGTGTATGCCGATTACAGCTTGTACGACAGTTCAAGCAGCAACAGTTTGAAATTCTTTGTCAACACCGCATCTGGAGTCACAAGTGCAACTGGTGCAACACCGGCAACAAGCATTAGTGGTTCGTTTACAATACAGGCCACACAACCAGGCACCACAACACTTACCACAATTCAAACAGTGACTGCAAGTACCAGCACTGCAACACAGGTGGTACAAGCAATTCAAGCACTTAACATTCCATATGTTACTGCAAGCATCACTTCTAGCGGAACAGTCAATTTGACTCATACTGCAGGTGGTGTAATTATTCTTACAAACACATCAAGTACTCCACTGGGAAGTAATTCAGGCAGTCCTGGATTGGGTTTTTACTCAGGCGGCGGAAGCAACTATTATGTTGCTGGTACCGGAGTTGTTTACATTACTGATTTCAGCGATATTACATCAAGTATTGATGATAGTCTAACACAACCTTACACTGCTCCAACATCAGGAACCTACTGGTATTACAGTAATCCTGCTGATATTGACATCATGATCAATGATGGCGGCCACTGGAGAGGCTACAGATCTACAAGCCTAGCACTTGATGCACGCGGATACAATCTGCAGGCAACAGATCCAAACGGAGTTATTATTACTCCTACTACTGCTCCAACAACCAAGAGCACCGGTTCGGCATTAACTGCTGGTGATTTATGGTTAGATAGCGGTGATTTAGAAAATTTCCCAAGTTTGTATCGCTACAATGGCACAACATGGGTAGCAATCAACAATCAAGATCACACCAGTCTCAACGGTATCATATTTGCCGATGCACGTTGGGATACCAGTGGCACAACCGATTTAATTACCGGCAGTTTGCCAAGCATCCCTGCTTTGTTATTGAGTGACTGGGTTGATCAAGACGTACCAGATCCAAGATTGTACGCACGTGGAACACTGTTGTTTAACACACGTCGTAGCGGATACAATGTCAAGAAATATGTTGCTGATTATTTTAACAGTACCAGTTTTCCAAATCCTGGATCAGTTCCTGGAACAAGTGGCTCATTGAACACTGCTGATGGTGGTGCTGCATGGGTCAGTGCTGCCGGACTTGATTCTAATGGAGTCATGTATGCAGGATCAAAAGCACAACGTGCTATCATTGTTGGAGCAATGCAAAGTGCAATTGACAGTAATCTAGATGTACTGTCACCAATTTACAACTTCAATTTGATTTGCGCTCCCAACTATCCAGAGTTGATCCCCAACATGTTGACCTTAAACGACAACCGTGGTGATACTGCTTTTGTCATTGGTGACACACCAATGGATCTAGCACCAAACACTGTTGATATCACAAACTGGGTTAACAACGAAACCGGTTCAGGATTACCAAGCGATGCTGCATCAAGCCCGTATCTGGCATTGTACTATCCAGCAGGACAAACAAATGACCTAAGTGGCAATCAAATTGTTGTTCCTGCAAGTCATGCAGTGTTGCGTACATATTTGTACAATGATCAAGTGGCTTATCCTTGGTTTGCACCAGCTGGTGTTAATCGTGGTCTAGTAAGCAATTTAAACAACATTGGTTATATTGATAGCGCAACTGGACTTTTTGTACAAAACTCGGTAAGTCAAGGTCTACGTGACTCATTGTTTACATTACAGATCAATCCAATTACACAATTGCCAAATTCGGGTCTTGTGATATTTGGACAATTGACTCGTGCTGCTAGCAGTAGCGCACAAAATCGTGTCAACGTTGTTCGACTAGAGAATTATCTAAGAAGAACATTTACTACGATCAGTAATGGATATTTGTTTGAGCCAAATGATGCTACAACACGTAAATCTATTGCACATCAAATTGAAAGTGCATTGGGTAACGTATTGGCATTGCGTGGATTATACGATTTCTTGGTAATCTGTGACACAAGCAACAACACTTCAGCCACTATTGCAAACAATCAACTGTATGTGGATGTTGCAATTGAACCAATTAAAGATGTTGAGTTTATTTACATTCCGATTGCTATTTACAATCCAGGCGAAATCGCAGCCCTGAATGTGCAGTCAAGTTAATTTGATAAATAATAGTAATAGGAGAATAATATGGCAACCGGAAGTCTAAGCAATTTTACAGTAGCACCAGCAGCTGGGCAAGTGGGTGGTACACTGTTAATGCCAAAGTTAAAGTATCGCTTTCGCGTTACTTTTATTAACTTTGGTGTCAGTGCTACAACCACAGAACTAACAAAACAAGTGGTTGACATCAAACGACCAAGTGTGCAGTTTAACCCAATAACACTGGATGTATACAACAGCAAAGTTTATTTACAAGGTAAACCCGAATGGCAAGACACAACAATTAATTTACGTGACGATGCAACTGGCGCAGTAAGTACATTGGTCGGTCAACAGATTCAGAAACAGTTTGATTTCTTGAATCAAGCCAGTAGCCCAACCGGTGTTGACTATAAGTTTTCTTTGTTGTACGAAATGTTAGACGGCGGAAATGGCTCTACAACTGCCAACACCCTTGAAGCATGGGAATTGGACGGATGTTTTATTACCACTGCCGACTACGGAGAAATGAATTATGGAACCAACGACGATGTTCGTATTGCGTTAACTATCAAATTTGATAATGCAATTCAAACAGTTGGCGGAGCAGTTGGTTCAGCTCAGTACAGTACCGCATCAACCAACACAACTGGTTCTGGAGTCAACTCCGGCTAATAACAAGTTGATAACTTTTTAAATTTGCCCGGACTTAAAAATCCGGGTTTTTCTTTAGATAAATATTAGTATGGCTACAACAGATAAACCCGGACGAGTAATACAACGTAATTATCAACATGCAAGTAGAATCTTTGTTGATGGTAATTATAGACTAAGCCCCAAATATGGATTCCTATTCTATGTGGAATTTGATTTTAATCCCTTAATTACCAACGTCAGTAACACCAGTGCACAAGAAATGGGCATGATTGTGAAGTCAGTGAACCTACCGAGTTTTACCATGGCAGTGAAAGAACACAATGCTTACAACCGTAAAAATTATGTTCAAAACTCAATCAAGTACGATCCAGTAACAATAACCTTCCATGACGATCAAGCCGACAATGTTTTAAACTTTTGGTATGACTACTACAGTTTCTATTATCGAGACAGTGACTATAATGACAGTACATATCAATTGATCAACAAGTATCAAGAACGACCCAGTTTTGAATGGGGATACACTCCCAAACCCGTTGGCAGTTACAATGCCGCAAATGCCTATCAAACCTATCAATACATACAGGCCATTAGAATTTATAGTCTGTATCAAAAACAGTTTGACGAATACGAGTTGGTGAATCCCATAATTACCAGTTTCAAACATGGTCAACATGCCAATGGTGATAATGTCAATTTACTAGAACATCAAATGAGTATTCAATTTGAAACAGTAAAATACTATAATGGTTACACCACTGCCGGTACCGCAGGTGGCTACATTGATCTGCATTATGATACCACACCAAGTCCAATTACTGCACAAGAAAACAACCTACCAGCAGCTGCAACACAGGCACCGGCAAACGGCAACATCTTAGACTTTGCAATGCGAAATGCAACTGCTTTGGGTGGCGCAGTTGTACCTGCTCCAGGCAGTACCAACTTGGCAGCCGCAGTCAGTGCACAAACCACTGCCGCAATAGCAGCAGGAACTCCCAGTTTGACTGTTACTACCAGTCAAGGTTATCTGTTGCCCAGTCTCGGTACACTGACCACTGGCATTAATAACAGCGCAATTCTTTCTGCGCAATTATATCAAGCAACCACACAGTTGGCAGGAACTGCAGCTGGTACTTTGGCTGGAGGTGTGGTTACCGGATTGCAACAAGGTTTAGGCGCTCAGGGCACAGCAGTATTGGGCATGGCCACTGCCGCAATTGCCAACCCCAGTGCCGCAATTGCCACCGCAGAAAACATGGCCACAAAATTTTTGGTTGGAGCAGCTACTTCTGGAGTCAATCGTCTAACGTCGCAACTGGCCACAGGATTAACAAACACAGTATCACAAGCTGCTGGAGACTTGAATAATAGTGCAGGATCATTGTTATTTGGATCAGGTACCTTTACTGGCGGACTAGTTGGATCGCTCAATACTTTGTATACTTCGACTGCTGCATCACTTGATATTGCAACTACAACTGGACTACCTACAACTACTGCTGTTGTTCAGAATCTAGGTTATATAGAAGGACCATAATATGACAACATCAGTTACTACCGCAACAAATACGTCTGCACCTGACTTGTCAATTGACCAAACCAATGGTGATCGATATTTTAATAATTTTTCTGCAATCAATTTTAGTATCGGTCGAGCCAACGATGCCTTGGTCGCATATTTTCAAGAATATACTGGCAATGCTGCCAGTGGCCAGGCCTTGGCAGCCGCGGTTATATACACTGCACGATTGCAAGCAGTCGATCCCATGCAGGTATTAACACAATTTAAAAACATGACCGCAAATGAATTAAACACTTATTTGGCGGCCTTTTTAAATTTCAATCGAATCCCTACCAGTCTAATCGGAATTAAAACTACGCCAATGACCAGTGCATTTGTAACTCGGGCAGTGTTACCATAATGAGTAAATATGCACAAGGTAAATTTCAAATGACAAATCCTGCCAAGTATGTGGGCAACAAAACTCCCACATATCGAAGTAGTTGGGAATTCGTATTCATGCAGTTTCTAGATCAAAATCCCAGCGTGCTGCAGTGGGCTAGCGAAGCAGTGCATATCAATTATAAAAATCCCTTGACTGGAAAAAACACAATATATGTTCCGGATTTTTTAATGGTGTACAATGATTCCAACGGCACAACACATGCCGAAGTGATCGAAGTCAAGCCCTCCAAAGAAACCACATTAGAAGGTGCCGGTAAGAATGTACGCAATCAAGCTGCTGCAATTCTAAACATGGCCAAATGGCAAGCTGCACGAGCCTGGTGCGCAGCCAACCGGTTACAATTTCGAGTTGTGACCGAAAATGATATTTTCCATATGGGCGGAAAACGCAAATAAATAGATGCATGCTCAAATGTAATGCACTAACAAACGGGTTAACTATATTACCCAATGGCAAGGTTGCTCCTTGTTGCTTGTTCGATAATAACTACGCAGAAACTTTTAAATCGGGTCAGCAGAGATTTATAGAAATACGATCCGCATTTGATCGTGGTGAAAAACATACAGCCTGTTCGGCCTGTTGGACGTCGGAAGCCGACGGCATGACCAGCCTAAGGGAAAGTTTCTACAATACCAAACCCATCACCAACGGCATCAACTTTTTAGATTTACGTAATACCAATATCTGTAATCTTGCCTGTAGAATGTGCGGCCCATTTTTTAGTAGCACCATTGCCAAAGCTGAAGGACGAGAACATTATATCACACGTGCTCCATTGGATGATTACGTGTCAGATATTGACTTTGATCAATTAAACGATGTATACTTTACCGGCGGAGAACCTTTTCAAAATCCCGATCACTGGCGAGTACTTGAACTGATCAAAAATCCTGAAAAAGTTACATTGAGATACAACAGTAACCTGACGACCTTGACCTATAAAGATCGGCACATATTTGACTATTGGCGACCGTTTCGAAACATATTTTTTCAAGTCAGTTTAGAAGGCTATGGCGAATTAAACGATATGATACGTATTGGTAGCAGCTGGGACAATATACAAAAAAATCTTGAACAGTTGCTTGAATATAGCAAAACACACAGCAATTTTAGATTGGCAGTATTTGTTTGCATCAGCATGATGAATGTTTGGGAACTGGAAACTCTAGTAGATTATCTTAACAGTGTGCAGATACCTGAAATAAATGCAATTTATATAGAACATCCCGATACACTATCATTGAGTTCAATGCCACCTGATCGCCGACATCGTGCACGGGACATACTACAAAAAATTATTCCCAAAACCACAGGAAATTTTCGTGCAGTATTGGAATCTTCAATACGTAGAATGGAAACCGAAGATACCGCTCATCTGTTTCGCACCGGCATGTTTCGTATAAAAAGAGATGATGCCAAACACGGCCTAGACCTATTTGGTAGAATCCAAAAACATCTCTTATAAATACCATATGACTAAAAAATTAGAAGAATTATTCAATTTGCCGCCCACAGACGCCAACGATCCAACCATGGAAGAATCACGCGAGTTCATTGAGGAAAACCGAGACATAATTACCGAAGTTGATTCTGCTATCAGTAAAATAGATCTTGCGTTACCGCTAGTCCGAGATCTAGATGCCGGCGATCAAGAACTTGATGAGTTGGCCACAATGGCCAAACAACGTGCCGAAGATTTAATAGATTTAGGCATGAACGTGGAACCTAGATTCAGTGGGGTTATACTGCAAACTGCTGGAGTCATGCTGGGGCATGCTATTACAGCCAAAACTGCCAAAATGGACAAAAAATTACGCATGATCAGTTTACAGTTACAAAAAGCACGACTGGATCATGCAATCAAAAAGGATGCTAAATCTGGGACAACCGAGGAAGAGCCCATTGACGGCAAAGGAATTGTGCTGGATCGTAACGAATTACTTAAACAGATTCTGGGCAAAAAGGACAAATAATCGTCATCGCATAAATATACAATATAGGAAGAATTATGAAGCCTTTTCAGACATACATATTTGAACTTCAGAAGCCGCACGAGTTTAGAATTAAACTGGCTAATGTTGATCCCAAAACAGTCATGGAGCAAATTAAAAGTGCTCTTGACAAATGGGAATTAGAAAGTGTTAGTGCAATTAAAAGTCTACCAATACAGGAACACCGAGAGTTTCCACAGTGGGGACCTTGTGAGTGCTGGACATTTGATGTCAAAGTAAACTATCCGTGCACAACAATAAACGTTCAACAGGCCATTAGAGAACGTGCTGGTATCAATCCTGATTGGTTGTGTGTGCGCAATTTAAATGAAGCCGAATATACCGACGAAGCCGAACAACGTGGTGCCGCCAATCCCAATAAAGGTGTTGCGATACTAGACGACATTGAATTAGAAGCAGTTGCTGGCGCACAAGAATTAGTTGGGCCCGGACGTATCAAGAGTTTGATCTCAGAATTAGAAAAACACACACGACAGTATGATGTCGCTGGCAAAGATACAACTGTAGGCGGAGACAAAGTTCCTTCGTATGGTAAAACCACAAACAGTATTCCGCAAGGCGATACTGCTCCGGTTGGAACAAATAAAAACAAACTGCAAGGTAAAAGAGGACAATAATGAGCAAAAACCATCCAGACGACAACATCTATAGTATTTTAGGCAAGTTAAAAGCTCTTGAGCCAACACCTGCAGAAGTAGTAAAAGAACGAGCACAACAGATACGTGAAAGCGTAGAAAGCCAGGGCAGTATCCTTAAAGGACTGCGTGATATAAGCACAGTCGAGCAGCGTCTTAACGAAAAATATCAAGGATTTGAAAAAACTGCAG